GTGGAGCAACTCTTACGGTTGAGCCGTGATGACAAGGCGTTCCTGCGGTCGATCCATATCAGCCCCGCATGACTGATGCTGAACTGCTGGCGCTCCGTGTTACCGCGATGGCCGGCCAGGTCCAGCGCGATGCGGCCCGCGTGTTCCTGACGAAGTGGGCCGATCCCATCCCCCGCTGGCGCAGTCTGCTGACGCTCGGTTCGATTGGCCGCTGGTCCGTGATGAGGCGCTGGTGATGTGGTCGCCGGCATCTGGTGCGTGGGTGATTGACGAGCACGGCGTCTATTCAACGCTTGTGTTCTATTTCACGGCTCAGGCAATGGCGATAGCCCAACGGACGAATCGCTGATGGCGAAGCGCCGACCCCCGAAGGGCAATAAATACAGCGAACGCGTCACCAACGCGGATGACAAAGACTTCATTGAACTGGCCCGCAAGCGGTTTCAACAGGCCGAAGAGGCGGATGAACAGCAACGGGAGCGGGAACTAGCCGATCTTCAGTTCTATGCCGGCGAGCAGTGGGATCCGAACGTCCGGTCAGCCCGCGAAGGTCAGTCCAGCAACCAGAACAGCAACAACAGCGGCACCGGCTCGGCCCCGGCTGTGCCCCCCCGCCCGACCTACACCATCAACAAGGTGCGAGAACCTGTCCGTCAGGTGCTCAACCAGGAGCGCCAAGCGGATCTTGGGGTGGAGATTGCCGCCGCGGATGACTTCGGTTCTGGTTCACCGGGCATCAGCCCTGAAGAGATTGAGCTACGCGAAGGGCTCGTCAGGCGCATCCAGCGGGAGAGCCAAGCCGCGGATGCGAGAAGCTGGGCCTTTCAGCGGGCGGTCATTGCGGGGCGCGGCTTCTATCGGGTGATGACGCGCTACATTCCCGGCCGCAGCAATGACCAAGAGCTGTATGTAGACCGGATCTTCAATCAGGCCAGCGTCAGCATGGATCCCGCGCATGAGCAGCCGGACGGGTCAGATGCGGAATGGGGCTTTATCGGCACGGATCTGCCGTGGGACCGCTATCAAGCTGAGTATGGGCAGGTTGGGGACAAGCCCAACCCGCTGCGAGCGGCGAGTGAGTCCGAATGGCGGGCCTTGGGTGATGAACTCCCCGGCTGGTTCACCTCGGACGGGGATACGCGCTCGGTGCGGATTGTGGAGTATTGGTATACCGAACGGGTGCCGCGCACATTGGTCACGGCTGAGGATGGGCGGGTCTTCTACGAGGACGATGCCGAGTTCAACGATGCTATCCCGCTCGGCGTCGATGACAACGGCGATCCGCTGAAGCGCAGCGTGCTCGAGAAGCGCATCAAGTGGGCGAAGATCGACGGCGTGCAGGTGCTGGAAGAGACTGACTGGCCAGGGAAATACATTCCCATCATCAAGGTGTTAGGCGAAGAACTCCAGCCCTTTGACAGCGAGCGGCGGTCTGAGGGCATGGTGCGACCGGCACGGGATGCCCAAAAGGGCTTTAACGTGATGGTCAGCAAGTGGGTCGAGCAGATTGGCCTCGCCCCGATCCCGCCGTGGATGGGGCCAGCGGGTTTTGACGAAGGCTTTGAGAACGAGTATCTGCTATCGGCTACTAGGACCATTCCCGCGCTGCATTTCAACCCGTATGATGTGAACGGCAACCCGATTGCCCCGCCGCAGCGGACGAGCATCACGACGGAGATTCAGGCCATTGCCGGCTCGGTGCAACTCTTTGACCAAGCCATCAAAAGCACGACGGCGATTCCCGATCCGACCTTGGGGAACATCGATCCCAGCCTCAAAAGCGGGAAGGCGATCCGCCAAGTGCTGGACCAAGCGACCCGCGGCACCTCCCACTACCTGGACAATCTGTCGCGGTCGATTCGGTATGAGGGACTGATTTTGAACGATCTGCTCTACCCGATTTACAACCGCAAGGGCCGCACGGTCAGGACGATGAATCCGCGAGGGGAGACGCAAGCGAGCATCCTGCACAGCCCATTCGTGCGGCATCCGGAGAGTCAGCAGCCGCTGCCGATGCCGCAGGGTGACATGCCTGGGCAGCCGCCGATGATGCCGCCGGGCGTGCCGCCGGATACCAAGCCAGAGATGGTGACACTGACCCCTGATGCGACGTTCAATGTGACGGTCAAGGTCACGAAGTCCTACGATACGCGCCGGGAAGAGCAGGAAACCACGCTGTCAACACTCATTAATGCCGAACCGCAACTAATGGGCGTGTTTGGGGATCTACTCTTCAAATACAACGATGGGCCGGGCCATGACGAGCTGGAGGAACGCGCCAAGGCGATGCTGGCGCCTCCTGTGCAGGCCATCCTGAAAGGCGGATCCGCGACCGATCCGCAACTCCAGCAGGCGCAGCAGCAGATCCAGCAACTGACGCAGATGATTCAGGGCAAGGTCGCCGAGAAGCAGGCGGAAGCGCAGGCGCAAGGCCAGATTGACCTCCAAAAGCAGCAACTGAAGGGCCAGCAGGAGAAGGAACTGGCGCAACTCGAGCAGCAGGGTAAGGAGCGGCTGGCCTGGATCAATCAGGTCGCCCAGATTGCGATTGCCGGCGCCAAGATTGACGCCGAGCAGGCGCGGACGTTTGTGGATGCGGCCGAGAAGGGGTCCGCGAAGGCGCTTGATCTCCATATGCAGCATCTGGCGCACGTCCAAGATACGCAGCAGAGCACACAGGACCATCTGGAAGCCTTGCAGCAGGCCGCGCTGGAGCACAGTCAGGCGCTCGAGCAAGGGCAGCAAGGCCATCAGCAGGCCCTGGAACAGGGCGCGGTGGGGCATCAGCAAGGGCTGGAGGCGAACGCGCAGCAAGCGGCGTTACGGCCGGCGCCCGCTGAAGGGGTGCAGTGATGGCGAATACGCTTTTAACCCCTGAACAATTAGGTATAGATACGAAATCTTTTTTAGTGGATTCATTCAAGACCGTGGGGCTTGAGTTGACCGAAGAACAACAGCAAGCGGCTGTTGAACTCGGGCGCTCTGTCGGTCGTCTCCTCGGGCTTCCTCCATCCTCTGAAGAGATGCGGCATGTGAGCGTGAAGGATTGAGCCTGCTGATGCCTGAAACAGAACCCGTCGAGCGCGAAGCCCTCCCTGATACCGGCTCCCTTGCGGAGCACGAAGCGGCCTATCAGCCGAAGCGCGGGGAAGCCTCACAGCCCATCGTCAGCGAACCGGAGGCGAAACCACAGCCGGCCGTCACTGACCACTCCGAAGAGGCTGACGAGGCGCTCGCGGCGACGATTGACCCGTCGCTGAGCCTGCCCAAGCCGAAAGAGAAGCATCGCGCCGAGAAGGACAAGGCGCGGGCGCAGGATGTGCCCCGGATCAAGGAACTGACGCGCCAACTGAAAGAGGCGCAGGAGAAGCTGGCTGCAGCCACAAAGGCGCCTGCTGCCCAGCCGGACGCCATGCCGGTCGTGGCACCCCCCGCGCCGGTGCGGGCTGCAGCTAGCCCCGTGGGCGAGAAGTTCAGCTATCCGACGTATGACGCGGCGGTGGCGCAGAATCCCAATCTGACGTGGGATGACTGGAACGACGCGAAGGCGGAAGCCCGCATTGACTGGCGGGAGGCGCGAGCCGCCCAGACCTATCAGCAGACCTATCGGGAGCAGCAGGAGACGCAGGCGCGTCAAGGCGAGTTGAATACGTTCTTCCAGCGCCGGGATAGCTATCTCCAGCAGCATCCTGATCGCGTGACGGCCTTTCAGACCGACCGACTGGCGCAGATGCCCGCCACGCCGATCATCGAACGGCTGTTGAAAATCTCCGACAACGGGCCGGATCTTGTGTATACTCTGCAGCAACGCCCAGACTTGCTTGCGGGTTTGGTGCTCTTCACTGATGGGAAGCCTGCCAGTGAAGGCTACGTAGCTTTGGCTACGCAATGGCTTCAATCTCAGCTTGTGACCGGGAACACCGCAGCGGTCCCTGCTGTCTCCACGCGTCAGCCTCCTAGGCCGCCCACTGCGGTGCGGACGGGGCCACTGAAGACCGGACAAGAACCGCCGGGCGATGGGGCTTCTCTCGCAGATCACGAAGCCTTCTACAATACCCGGAGGCGCTAGATCGGTCTTCCCCCTGAAGGGGGTTGGCCTTGAATACGTTTATCAGTCCGACATGGGTCACGAAAGATGTGGCCGTCAACTTCAAGAACTCGCTGAAGTTCCTCGCGCAGTTTGACCGCACGTGGGACTCGAGCTGGGAGAACAAGCCGCAGGGCGCCCAGATCGGCTACACGACACAGGTCCGCATCCAGCAACGCTGGCAAGTCTCGGAAGGTCAGGCTCTTGTGCAGCAGCCGATCTTCAACCAGACGGTGCCGCTGACCATCAACCATCAGTTCCAGATCGGCATGGGATGGAGCTCGGCGGATGATGCCCTCTTGGTCGAAGAGGTGCAGACCCGCTACACCAAGCCGGCAGGACGCGCCCAAGCCTCCAACTGGGATGCGGTTGCCGGACGCGAAGTCTACAAGTCGGTCTACTTCAGCAAAGGCACGCCGGGCACGGCCCTGACGAGCAATCAGTCATGGACGGATGCGGTGGCGCTGCTCGATAACGTGGCGGTGCCGGATGACGACCTCTGCGCCGTCATTGACCCGCTGACGCGCAGCAACCTGCTGAACGCCAACTTCGCGCTGTTCCAGCCCAAGAACGACTACTTCAAGACGGGGCAGTTCGCGGACGAAGCCCTCGGGATTTCGGCGTGGTATACGGACCCGCTGATGCCGACGCACACCACGGGCACGTTCACCACGGCGACCCCGATTACCACGGCCGGCGCCCAGACGGGCTCGAGCCTGACGGTGTCGGGCATGGGCACGTATGCCCTGAAGGCGGGCGACGTGTTCAAGTTCGCCAGTGGGA